CTGCATTCCAACGGCCCACGCTTAAGTGCGTAGTATTTAAAGATTTAGCCGAGCCTTATTACAGGCCAAATGCTAAACGCTTCGTACTCCTCTTGCCAATAACTGACAAGGGAGCGTGTCACGCCTGACGTCACAGAATTTCTCTTCGTGACATCAAACCTACTTCCTGCACCTGCCAGCGCTAGATCAACAATATAGCGCTGGTACCCGTCTGGAGATACTTGGCCAGTTATTTTCATAATCCGGCCTTGCAACCCAGGAACAACGGGGGATTGTCTACCACGGAGATCATGCATCAGCTTCCGGAAAAGGAAACTGTTGCCCTTCAGTGGTACCGGCCTATAAATAAGCCGTCTGTACTCATATGTGCCTCTTTTGTAACGCACCCCCTCAGGGGGAACGTTAGAGTGCATATATGAATCGAAGTCTACATTGCTGTTCGGCCCGCGAAATGACTGGAATTTACCAGGCACCCACGAGTCTAGTAGGCTTTCAACTTTTGACTCCTCTAGTCCCCACTGCAAGTAAAGCTTGCGTCTGAGCCGATTACGATCGGTCCATAGCGCCTTTACATGCGTAGGGATTTCTTCGAGGAATACAGGACGAATCAGGTGTCCCGCGAACCAATCGGTTCCACAGCTCTCCCTTACTGGACCTTTAAGAAAGGTCTTTTCAGGGTTCACCGCGAACCCACACCAGGCGAGAAACGAGATTACATCGGACGCGATGCTATTAGGGACGACTATGTCATCCCCAAATATTGCGCACCGCGTTTTGTAATACTCACCCCATCTGGTCTTCATCACCGCATACACAATGGCGGCGAAAAGAAGTGATTCGATAGCGAAGGTACAACCATTCCCCATAGACGAGATTTTCTCATAAGAGATCTTCTCACCATATAAATCGCCTTGCGGCGACCGTATGGACATGAGGTAGTCGTACCATAATGGGGGTAAAAGTAGTTCGCATAACGCGGTCGAAACCGTGTCAGAGGCGGACTTAAGGTCGATGGTTGAAAAACCATCAGGCCCATCTTTTACGGAACCCATGTAAGCCAGCACCTGGTTCATCTCTTGGGAATCTAGGTTGACGCCGTAGTGTTTTAACCTACGACGAATATAACCGTCAACCCCCAATTGAAGCATCAAGTTCATTACTGGCTCAATCGCAATAGAGCGGTCTTTGACCGCGTCCTTTGGGACGAAAGTGATACGATTGCCGGGCACAGGAGTTAGCACATTTGCCCAGAACTTCTCTTGAGACAGGATTTTCCATTTGGGTATTTCCATAACCCTCCTGTAGTCATCCTCGAGAGCTCCAAGCCAGCGCGCGTCCTGCGCGATTAGCAACCGGGCGTAACCCAGTGCATCTTGAGTACAGTCATATGGCCAAGTCAGATATTTATGATACTTACTGACGAGACCATCTCGTGTACTTAGGGTTGCTCCGGGACCATGCCGCGACGCATCCATCAACAGCGTTGTTGACGGTATTTCTCCGAGTACCTTCGAAATGAAGGCCCGTGCGTATGTAAACCAACTACGCACGACAGGGTCATCCGTACACGCGAGAGCATTAGCGCCAAAGGCGTTATACCACTCGCACGACTGTTCTGCTTTCAAGAAATTCAGAATAGCCGTATTTGTCCTGGAGACATTATTTCCAGGAAAACGGTACCTTTTAAGGAGAGCTGAAAGTTGATATTTTGCTGCAAATTCACCGCAGCTACAAACATCATAGGGAGCGCTACTCTGTAGCCCCCATTCCTCGGCAAGACTTAAGAGTTTAGGTACGTTACGAGAACGTATTATATCTCTTAGTTTTACAACATCTTGCTCCTTGAGGAAACTTTCAACATCGTGACACAGCGCATCTAAAACCTTCCACGGGTAATCTTGTGGAAGTTGCGGCCTATAGGCGGAACACCTACCATGACCTTGGGATTTATGGGACTTACGTTTCATAAGCTCCTCCATGACGCAAAGGCGTCGTTAAGATTGTTTATCTTTTCGACCGTCTCTTATTGCGATAATTCGCAATAAAGAGAAAGACGGCGGCAACAAGGCCGTACCCATTAAGGGTATCGTCTTGCAACAAGTTAGTGAAACTTAGAAATAGATCATCCATTTCTATATTTCGCCCAAGTTGTTGAGGTCTGCCATCACAGCTTCATGGTCCATCATGGCAAGGATAATCTGCCGGGCCAAAAGCGTCTGCGCGACCGTTACCCCTACCGGATTTGAACAACTTACCTCGTAAATCTGAGGAGCGACGATATCATTACCGTCGACTCCCTCAACTGTACGGTCGATAGTGAATTTCACCGTCGACTTCAGGGTACCTTTATAGTTCCCTGACTGGGTAGGAAGAGTTCTGTAAAGTTCACACTTATTACGAACAGCCACAGAGTGGCTGGGTCCGATGTAAGTGGCTTTGTTGCCCACTACATCGAATTTCGTGTATGCGTGGTTTACAGTGCTACCGTTGTTCAATTCGTCTACTGCTAATGTGAAATCAGCTTGCATAGTTCTACTCCTAATAGTACATTTTCCGGCACAACACGACCGTTACCTGTTAATCAGGTTTCGTATCATGATGCCTAAGTCTAAAAGTTTTGCCTTGTTTAAGTGTAAACTATACACTGGCAAGACAGGAAGCGAGGGTTCAGGCGTACGGTATTGGAACACCGACGTCTTCGTATACGTCCCAGATTCATTCCGATAGTTTCGGTAATTATATGAACCGGTATTATACGCACTCGTGATGGTTGACTGCTGAAACGTCGTTTCAGTTACAACGCTCCAGGAGGCTAACTTCTTGAGCCCCACGTTAGGGGACCAAGATGCAATAAGCTTACCTACATTGAAGAACCAATCGAGTACAAAGCTGTAGGGTAACAGCTCGTACAACGTTTCGATTGGCTCAGTGACGCCCCAGACTAACATATTCTGGAGGCCAGTCAACAAGGTAAGAACACCCGCGCGCACTTCTAGTGTACGACTTGCATACATGTTACCTCGAATCCCACCTGCCGATGAGCTCCATAAGAGCTGATTAGTAGATGTGTCCTCAGCAACAATATACTTATACGACCTAAAAGTATTACGCGTACTGCGCTTGTAATCGGTTGTTGCCGATATCAAGCCGTGCGCGTCGTACATTAAAGGACGCAAAGCATATCTAGCTTCCATCCAACGATTCGCAAGTTCCTTAGGAGTAATTTCCTTTCGGAGCTCAGCGAGCCTTAATCTTGAGACGTTACGTGCGATTTTCAGCACACGTCTGAAGATACTGACAAGGCCATAGATCGTCTTCTGGGATTCAGCCACTTGAAGCAGGATGTCAGCCTCGTTTAACGAGACTTTAGACCATGCCTCTGTGATAGCTTCTGAAATAATGCTATCACTGACTGATGGTGCAGCTAAGTAGGCCCAATTAGAGGGCCCACCGCATAACGCGGTCCCGAACTCGGTAAAACCACTGTAGTAATAGTTAGGCGAAGTGCCGTTTCTATTAATGCACTCTCGAGCAATCGAGCGTACACCTACATTGTAGAGCAAAGTCGTGGACTCATAGGGTGAATTTACAATCACTCCAGAAGCCCGCTTCTTGTTCCACTGTGGCGTTACCACATCGTCCATCTCTCTTTGACCGTATTCCTGGGCATTATAGTTGTCAGTTACGACACTTGTAATTTTCCAGGGGTCGGAGATAGTTCCGCTATAGTACGTTTTCACGTCTGTAGTCGGCGTAGATGAATTAAGAATATCCATCGTACGATGTCGGGAATACAAGGCTGGATTAAACACTGTCATTGAACACCTCATATTATTGAGGTGAATAATAACAGCTGGCACGGTTACCGGCACCTCTTACCGATAACTTACCACACGCCACCATGGCGTGATGGAGCACATTTACATGTGCTTCGGTTCCCC